GCTGACTGGATTACCTGCGCGTCTATGGCTTGTCGACTAATCAGCGCGTCTCTCAGTGCTGCATCTCCAAGCGTTTGATATTGCGCAGTGGTGTTCTCATTGCGCGCGTCGATAAATCGCTCACGCAAATCGAGCCCTGTAGGCAGTGATGCAGGCCGTGTGGTGATTGCACGCGCTGAGCCCTCACCCTGTCCACCCACAATCGCTGCAGTGATATCATTGGCGCGATCATCATCCACCACCAGTGAGCCGAGCGATCCATTATCAACACTAAAGAGCACAGTAGCAGTGCGATTAGTGCCAAGCTGATTGGTATACCACGTATAGGTGTAGGTAGCAGGTGCAGTAAATACCATCGCAAAATCACCACCTGCATTGAGCTGTATCTTTTGCATAGCCAGTAGCAGGTTTTGATTAGCGCATGAAATTGATACTGAGCTCCCTGCACCACTCGTGGCAGCAGTCGCGGCCCCAGTGAGCCTGCCATCTAAATACCTGCCATTTGCCACCGTGGCACTACTACCAAGATTGTAATCAAACAAGCGTTTTAGTACGGTCTCTGCTGGCTGTGCAGCAAACTGTGAGAGGTTTGTGAGCCCTGATTTGTATGCCACGATGCGATCAGCCAGCAGCACATTAAAACCAAATGCCACTACCTCATAGGTAATATCAGCAGTGCGCTTGGTACGGATAAAACGGATTATCCCTACGCTCTCACGATAGGCTGCAATGCCATTTGCGATATCAGTGCGATAGTACTCGACAATCGCACCATACACAAGATATGGCACTGCAGGTGATGCGCTTGCCACACTAAATGCAAGTGTGTCAATGTCATTCACAATGCGCTGTGAGGCCACGCTCAGCACATCCGTGATGATAGCCCGCTTTACTCCTGCGCTACTGTAGATGTGCAGCTCGATGGTTGCAGCCATATGTTAGAGCCTTGCAATTTTCAGTGAGGCATTGCTCACGGTGCGTATTGCACCGCTGTTCTGCAGGATGTATGCCTTGACCGTGGCACCTGCATTGAGTCTGATGATTTTACTCGTACGCTGATAGGTTTGGTAGGCAATGGTGGTAGCAAGCACGGATTGCTGTTCGCTGTCCATCGTATACACAAAGCTGGTCCCGTTGATGCCAAGCACCCGCGAGCCAGTCGTATTGCTATCCCACTGACAAATTGCATCAACGTGGTAGAGCCCTGCAAGATTGACCGTAAACACACCTGTTGTGGCATTTACTGAGATAATCGCATCACTCGAGCTGAATGAGATTGAGTATGCTGTGAGATCCACTGATGCTGTAGTAGCGCAGGTTATTGGCGCGCTCAGGCTGTCGAGCACTGCATATATCTGTGATGGCATTTGCAGGCTGGTGCTGTATGGCAGCGCAGCAGTAATGCTGCTGATGACACCTGCAGCCACTGTGCAGGTACCAAGCGTGATCACGTTATCAGCACCCACTGCACCCTGTATGGTGGTGGTTTGCGCACTCGTAGCCAGTGCAATGCGAATGGTGCTTGCAGCCACTGTGGTAGTACCTGCGCCATTTGCAGTGACGGTGAGCGCACCTGCACTCGTGTTTGCAATGAGCAGCACATTATAGGTAGCAGTGAGCCCTGTGGTGCTAATGGTGACACTGCCATTGGTTTCATACGTATACCCATTGATGATGGCTGCACCATCTGCAATGGTGAGTGTGCTGGTGGTGGTGCCACTCATCGCCATGTATGAGCCAAAAAACGTAATACCAGTGCCATCCGTTTTTTGTGCGTTTGCAGTCCAGCGTGCGGTATTATATCCTGCTGCTGGCCCATCTCCTGTGCCTGTAGTAGCCCATCCAAGGCTACGCTCTGTGCTTGCCATGCTGTATCTCCTTATATGCCTATGTAGCGATTATAGTAGGTGAATTGTACTGTTGCACCTGAGCCCACTGCAGTACTCGATAGGCTGATGCTATTCACACCACTCACTGCTGTTGGTGCGCTCACGAGTGCAAACGTGGCCAAATTGCTTGCAGTGGTAATGGTGCTGATCTGATTAACGCCTAAATCATCGTACACGGTTTTATATCCATAGCGTAGATCAAATGTCCACACACGGCCTGCAGGGATGTTACCACTCACCACAATGCTCAACCCTGTGGTGTTGTTAGTGATAGTGAGATTCGTAATCGAGCCTGTAGCAGTGATGACGGGATAGCTCAGCCAGTTGCCATCATACGTAATGCTCATAGTGGTATTAATAGTAGAGGTACCCATTGTGAATGGCATTACCAGTGGGATTGCCATCGGTGTACCTGCCACTGCTGGTGAGATTACTGTAGTGACTGGTGCAGGGTTATACCATGTGGGATCATCCGCGCGTAGCTGCACTACTGTGCGTATGGCATATCCATCACTTGGTGAGTAGTCATACGTGAGCCCTCCAAGCGTTTTGCAAAGAATGCTGCGCTGTGCACCATCAGGCCGCGTGACAGTGAGCTCACCTGCCACGTTTGATGGTGTAAAGATGTTTAGGATTTTCTCGCGTGATTGATAGTACGCACTGAGCGTATCACAGCGCACAATGAGTGGTAGCTGTAGGATGCGCGGATCGAGGCGAAAATCCTCATCTGTATCACCCTGCTGCATCGGGCCACGCTGTGTAATCCTATGCAGTGGTGCCATGCCAAATCCAGCATCACCACCATAGCCAAACGTGAGCCCTGATGTAGCATCGTAGCCACTCAGCGTATAAACTGTGCCACCTATGCTGTAGGTGAGTGAGTATGGCATTCCTATGGTTGGCGACGATATTGGCATACTAGTAGTTTCCTGATGCTAACTGCAGTGCGCGCATATCCTGCAGGATGCTGCTCTCACTCTGCATGGTGTTGTATGTGGCCGTTAACTGATAATAGTTATTCACTGTGGCAGCACCTGCACCACTTACCGTGAGCCCTGCAGCCGTTTGCACCGCTCCTGCTGATGAGAGCATACCAGCAGCGATGCCTTGCGCCATCGGCTTACCGATCGCATCAGCCATCAGTTTTGATGGTGAGGCAATGCCTAAGAGCTTTTTAAGCCATGCGACTGCACCAGTGACGAGATTGCTAAAGCTATCGTATAAACGCTGTCGCATACTTTCTACACCAGCGATGATACCACTCACGATATTAGCACCGAGTGAGCGCACCTGTGCAATTACTGTGGTGATTGCATTAACAATGCTATTTACTGTGCCTGTCCACCAGCTGGTGATATCCTTTTGTAGTCTGCCACTAAATACATACTGAATGGTGTTGTACAGATTGATAAAGCTATCTACTATCCCTTTTATGTAGTTGATGAATAGCGGAAATGCAAATTGAATAACTGGCACCAGTATCTGCACAATCACGCCAATTACATTCAGGATCGCCTTTGCAATATTCCCTAAAAACTCACCTATTGGTGCCATAGCCTCTGACTGCTTACTCACATCACCAAAGGCCTCATTAAACACTGCACCGAGTGGCTCAAGTTGTTTGTATGCCTGTTCGAATACTGCCACCAGTTGCGCCCACACAGGCCCCACGATCCCCCAAAAAATATTAACCTGTTGCGTGATGGCACCAAGCACCTCATAAAACGTAGCACGTAGTGCGTAAAACGTGAGCATGATGGTATCAATCGCAGTGCTGATGGTGGCAAAAATGCCATCCCAGTCTACACTCGTGATGCTGTCGCTCAGTGTCGTAAAGAGGCTATCAAAGAGGCTCATCAAGCCCACCCAATCAACGCTATTTACCCACTCAGTAAACGCTGTAGCCATCTCCTGCACTGCAGGCACCACATACTGCACTGCAAAACGACCAAGCTCCTGCAGGATAGGCAGCAAAGCCTCTCCTACACCCTGCTTTACATCGTTGAATTGCTCTGAGAGCACTGTCATCTGTCCAGCATAGGTGTTGACTGCAGCAGCAGCACTGCCGCCAAACTGCTTATTTAACTCCTCGAGGATGACAGCCTGAGCCCCTGCTACATTGCCACCCTCTACCATGCTCTCAATCATGGCTTTTTGATCATTAGTAAACTGAATGCCTACACGACTGAGCGCACCAATCCCTGCAATAGGATCATTCAACGCCTTACCAATTTGTATGGTAGAGCTCTTTAAATCTTGCCCCATTGCCTGCGATACATCGAGGATAGCCTGTGTCGCATTGTCAAACGTTGGCCCACCAATCTGTGTGAATGTGGCCAATATGTTTTGTGCACCAAGGATACTATCATCACTGAAGAGGCTCATACCACTGGCTGCAGATAAATCACTTGCAAGCCCTGCCATCTCCTCAGCAGTCTTACCTGCTGCTGCACCTGTTGAGGCAATCACGGCTTGTGTTTGCGCAAATACGTTTTGAAACTCAGTTGCCTCTGTAATACTATCGCTAAAGAATTGCCCTACTTTTTGCACACCAGCAAGCGCAACATCTGTGATGATGTTGCCTAAGCGCATAAATGCACCCTCCGCGATTTTGCCGAGTGCATCAAACTTACTGCCTGCTTTATCTGCAGTAGTGCCTAGCTCATTGACTGAGCCCTGAATGGATTTTGCGACTGGTGTTACATCATCCTCACCAACGAAACGCACCACCACTGCGCGATCAGTCATATCATTTCCTTTTCATCTGCTGCACTTGCTGCTCTACCTGCAGCATCATGAGTGTCTGCACGATGGTCTCAAAGTCAGGCAGCGCACTTGGCACACAGTGATATACATCTCTGCAGAGAATGAGCTCGATATACTCCCATGGTGCAGGTCCACTGGTAAACAGATGCTCCAGCAGTGCCTGCTTTAGGTAGGGTTTGGCTTACTGATACGCTCACCTACTGCATGCAATATCTGCTCTAGGTGCTCATATGGCAGATCCTCAGCACTGCTGCCATCATCCGTAATCACTATACGGTTCAGGATAGGCAGGATAGTGCTGAGCTCTAAGCCTTGTGTACTTGCTCGCTGCAGTGTAGCCATATCTTTGATGGTTAATCGCTTAATATCTACAGTGTAGGTAGCTGTCATAGGTAATACTCCTAGGTGTTTGCAGTGTAGGTGATGGCTGACGAGCGCACCACAAACTGACACATAATCGGGCCTGCACCACTTGCGTCAATCGGTGCATACTGCAGGCTGGTGATGCGGCTATCAGTGGCAGTAGTGTAATCATCGTTACCTGAGCCTGTGCCCTTTGGCAGCCACTTGAGCTGGCAGGTGTGGTTATTGACAAATGCATCCTGCAAGAGCAAAAATGCTTCGGAGGCGATTTCGGTATAAATCACATTGACGGTGACCTCTACAGGCTCGCGCTTGCCCACCGTGGTGAGTGCAATGTCGCCCTCGAGTGTGTACGCTTCACCAGTGATGCGTGTGGATGTTGGTGCATCAATGCTCTGTGTGCTCCCTGATATGTCCGTAAACGTGGCGGCCGCATTGATCTTCACTGAAATTGTTGATGCAGCTCCTGTTACAGCTCCCGTAGTTTGTGCCATGATATTCTCCTATTGAACAATTTCACTAAATAACAGCGTACACATCACCGCATGGTATTTGCGGCCGCTGCCTGCTGGATACTCAAGCACCATCGGCTTTTGCTCGAGTGTCTCTAACTTCCATGTGTTGGTGATGAGTGCGCGCATGCCATCGAGGTACTCACTCATGTACTCGGTATACAGATCAGCCACGTCACGCATGCCAAGCCCCATACCCACCGCGCGCAATAGCAGCGTATCGGTGACACGCCACTCTGCACTGAGCACTGCACCAGCCCCGAGCGTTTGCTGTCTCATGCGCACACCCTGCATACCGAGTGGGCTGATGATACGCACTGGCAGCTGTGGTATCTCAGCAGTGTCCATCACCTCGCTGGTGAGCCACACATCCACGTTATCACCATCAAGATTGATGGTGACTGCAGCCACTGCGCTCAGGATGCTGGTGAGATTGCTCCCCATGGCTATGATCTCCTGCGATATGGATCAAGCGCAACGGCCACATCCGTTGGCACTCGTGCAGCCTGCAATACAAATCCATCAGGTGAGATGATACTGCGATCCGTATCAGGTGTACCCTCACGCTGTCTATAGATGTATGCTGCAAGCCTGATAGTTGCTGCCACAATGTCAGCAGGTGCAGTGATGCTATACGCAAAACGACCCACTACACTGATAGCAGTATCAGGCTCACCTACATATGTCCACACATATGAGGTGTTGCTCTTGATTTTGATGGCATACTTTGGTGTGAAGTTTGTTGGCAGCAAATTGAGTGAGGCTGTGGGGATTACCTGACTATTCCCATTTGTCACACTCGTGAGCTGGCACAAATCAGTATCGAGCATGAGCGTCTGTGTAAACGCGTCAATGCTGCCACCATAGCGGATATCAAGCGCATTGTAATAGCGCGTGGTATCTGCTGCAGCCTCAAATGTACGATTACAGTATGCATCTACCATATGCTGGGCACGCGTAGCTGCATATCCCAGCTGCGTATCATCAGCATGCGATGATGCGCCAATGTAATCACGCAATTCTGCTGCAGTGATGTATGCCACTATGAGCCTCGCTTCTTGCGTGATGGTGCAGGCTTGGCTGGTGCGCTCTCTGTGCTCACTGGTGGTGCCTCAGGCTCCACACGCTCTGCACGCCGCCGAAATACCATATGCTCAGCCTCCTTGCTGGTGACGCTTATCACGTCACCAGCGTTGTAGGCCTTGAGCCTGTTATTTTCTGCGCGCACCAAACCGAGCAGCAGTTTTACAAGCACCAAATCACTCATTACGGATTGACCCCATAGACAAAGGCCTCAGCTTGCGTTACATCGCCACCCCATCGCACCGTGGTAAAAATGCCAGTCTGATAGTTGGCTTGGTAGAGGTATGGATTGCGGCTGATTTCGAGGCCCATGTTTTCAACAAACGCGTAATACAGCATGTTGCCAAAGATGATGGGCTTGTTGGTGGTACCCAGTGCAGCGATGTTGTCAGTGAGTGCCACGTTTTTACCGTAGAGGCTCTCCATGCTACCTGATGGTGTCGGTGCAAAGCTGAAAAAGTTGCCCTGCAGTGCACGAATGGCACCGAGCGTAGAATTGCGCATGATCCAGCCCACGCTGTTGCTGTCATCGGCATACCATGCAGGCAGCTTGTGCGCAATGTTGACGATGTCCGCAGCATCAACGGCTGCAGCACCTGCTAGCGTTTCACTCACTGTGGCGCGTGCAAGGATGCCGTATGGCTGGCTTGATCCAGTGCCACTGATCATGTACTGATTGAGGTGGCGTGCATAGGCTCGACCAATCTCACGCGCCAAAAAGCCCTGCAGATCCATCGCCTCGTCACGCAACAGCTGATTGCTCACCTTCATAGCCAGTGAGGCCGTGTAGATGGTAATTGCACTGTTGGTAAATGTGGGCTCATCAAAGTTTGCTGCGCCAGCCTCAGCGACAAATGCGAAATCGCTCTTGCTGTCCTGATCAGCAATGTTGAAGATGTCGCGGCCGGTGGTGTATCGCTGTACAGGCAGCTTTGCACCAATCCATGTCTCATCGCGCTTGTCTACAATTTGCGTGGCGTAATCCTCAGGCACCAAAAAGCCGCCTTGTGAGCCTGTGCCCTCATTCATGGCAGCCTTGAGCGATTGACGTGCGCCAATTTCGTCACCCGTCTTGAGCCAGTGCATGAGTGCTTGCATCGGCTCATTGCTAAAGCCCTTGGTGGTAAGTTTCTTTGTTGCAGGTGCTTCAGGTGCAGCGATTACGCCACCACCCTGCACAGGCTCTCCAGCGATTTCCACGAGAGCCGCTTTCAATTCTTCACGATCCATAGTCGTAGTGTCTCCTACTGTGTGTGTGTGTTTGATATCTGCTGATGTGCTCGCAGGTGCGCTGTTACCAGCCTGTGCATCTGCCTCTGCCATCTGAGCATACGTAAATGTCTTGGGCTCTGCTGGTGTTGGTGTGAGGCTAATCTCTCCAATAATCCAGCGTTTAATCATCGAGCCCTCACGCTCCACCAAGTGCGAGAGCGCACCTGTGCTGAGCCCTAATGCGCCTTTTTTTACTAGCTCCATCACCTGCTGCACATACTTGTGCCTGCGATCGAGCTCAATCTCTACATCAATGCCATCATCAACAGGCTGCCACTGCCTCACCGTGCCTACCTGTGACACGATGCCACCGAGTGCGTGATCATAGTACACAGGCATACCGACAAATGAGCGTGAGGCTCCAAAATCGGTATCACGCGTGAATGTTTCATGTTGGAGATCGCGACCACCATATACCACGCCTTTGCCACGGAGTGTATACTCACTCGTGGCTTTCATGGCTTGGATTGATGATTTAATAGTTTTATGTTGCATATCCATAATCCTCTAATGTCGGATGAGTGCGCGTGCCACACGCTGTGCCATCTCATCACGCCATGCCTGAGGTAGTGCATCGACAAACGCGCGGCCCTTGCGTTGAGCCAGTGCAATCAGTCGCGCCTTAAACTCATCAAACGTT